CTCCATGACTATGACTTCCACCAAAATGACCCGGCATAATTATACTCCAAATGTTGTAGAGGATTTAGTTTCTTGCACAGTTTCTTTTGTGCCTTCTTGATTTGTAACTTCATTTTCATAAGTCTTATCTTCATATAAAACTAAAGCCTCTTCTTCTTTTACTTCCTTTTTAATTTTCTTTTCTGCTGGTTTTTTTCCAAACATTTTTTTTAAAGTTCTTAAAATCATTACTTACCTAACAAAGTCTCCAACGCATCTTCTTCAGTTTCCTGCACACCTAATGGTCCAGTTAAGATAGTTTCTTTTCTACCTTTTCTTTTTCTTCTGATTGCGTCTTGTTCTTTTTTAATTCTTTCTTTTTCCTCTGCAGATAATTCTGAAACTGGTGGTTCTGGCGGTGGCGGTGGTGCTGGCAATGCCGGCATTTTTGGTCTGAAAATAGAACCCATAATTATATAATCCTGTATTCATTATCTGCTACACTTTGTGGAGCAGTTTGTCTATCATTTATTTCTTGTAGTCCAACAGCTAGATACCTCATGGCATCGCAAGCGTGTGAACTCCAATCGTGTACAGGCTTTGATCTAAACATTCTGTTTTTATCAATATACTTCCTGTGGTAATGTCTTAACGCATCTATTAAGTTTTTGCAATGGTCTACGTCAATCCAACATCTCGGCAAGATCATTGTCGTTGCATGTATTCCATCTTCGAGTGGAATTTTTGGCACGACCTTGAACCTTATTCCTAATTGATAGGCGACCTCTCTTCGGGTCTTGCCATTACTAAAATCTGTAACTTCGATGTCGTGTGGTGCAAAGTGATCTTTGTAGATATAATCCTTTTCCTTTATCATCTGAATATAGTGCGGTAGACCTTTACCTCTCTCTTCATGATAGTCGATGATATTGATTGCTCGACCTAGTTGTTGAAAGAATATAATTGCACTGTGATCTGAAACTCCCAAGTCCCAACTTGTAGATACTGGTAGACTAGGATCATAAGGCACTCTACTAATCTGTCTTTTGTTATCTAATTTTGCAATCTCATCACCATAGATAGCACCTTCAATATTTGCAATCCAATCACACTCAAACTCTTGCATGTACTTCTTCTCACCCATGATTTCTTTTGCTTTATCCAACTCCTCTTGGTCGACAATTTTCGTATCGCTAGCTTTAGCCTTATAGTGAAACCAATCTTCCGCACCTTGTGCGTGTTGGTATAGATCATAAAAATTATTATTCATTCCTTGCGGAGTCCCAATAAAAACACAGTACCCCTTTCTGTCGGATAGTGCTGGTCTAATTATTTCAGGAAATAGTTTTTCATTTACATTCGCATACTCGTCAATCACGCAGCCATCAAGGTATATACCTCTTAAACCATCTGAGTTCTCTGAGCCTAGCAAGGTGATACGAGAGCCATTTGGTAAATCAACTCTCAGTTCTGTTTCGTTGAATTTGGTGTGGGGTATTTTGGCGGTGAACTGTTTTATATAATCCCAAGCAATAGCTTTTGATTGTTTGAAGGTGGGTGATATATAGGCATATCTTGGGTTCTTGTTCTTAGAAGTTAAAGCTGATCTAATCAAATGATTTAGAACTGCCACAGTTTTGCCAAATCTTCTATGACATACCAATACATTCCATCTGTGTTTATCTATTTGTTTGTGAATGTAGGCTTGATGCTTACGAGGTGTATAAGGTATTTTTATATCCATACATTAGTGAAACAGTGTACTAGGCATATAATCATTCAGAGGGTGATAATCAAAACCTAATCTATTCATAGCGAATATTGTAAATAACTCAGCAGAGTCATGATCTGGCATATTGAAGAATTTTATTACTACATTGTTTGTTTTTTCTTCTATGTAGCAAACACAATCCATATCTTCTGATGAAAAATAGTTCATATACCATATCTAGTTTATTATTGTTGGTCTGGCAAGATGAAGATGAAGCTGTGTGTAAGGGTGTCCTCGAGTCCCATGTATATATATATTATAACATGCGGCTGCAATATGGGTATATAGGGGGGTCTGCATTTGTAAAAAAGTATCAAGCTCTACAAAAAATATGTATTAGGGTTGATAATCTTTTATTATCACTATGACAAAAAGGTTCTGAATTGTCTTAGATGATGCTTATGTGATCCGATTTATAACACGAGAACTGGCGCGGCTGCGCTTGATATAAGAATTGCAACATATTCAATTAATTAATTAAATATTATTAACCTTTAAATAATCTGAACCGACAATAAAAAAACCCGGCTAAGACTTAACCTAACCGGGTTCAATGTTTATTATTATTTAATTATCTAATCTTTTGAAAATTGGATCACTCATATAGTTAAGTGCTACATGATTTGTTTTATAATTAAATTTATTGTAACCTCTAGCTCTTAATTCTGTATGAAGTTTATTGGCGTCGCAATCTTCTTCTAAATAATAACAAGCGTTATTTTCATTATAAAAAGAATATTGAGAGCTAATATCTTTTATATCTATATTTAAACCTTCAAGATCATATTTTGATATTTGAATATAACCATGAGCTTGATTATCAATATATTTAAGTGTTATTTCTTTTGACATATTTTTTTACTCCTTTAATTGTTTAATCTCTTTATATATCCAATTTGGTTAATATCAAGCATTAAATATACCTGCGTCAATCTGTCCATATTATAACTATTGCTATATTATACCAATTCGGTTAATACTTACGAAACAACAATGAAAGGAAAAAACAATGAAAATATATAACACTAAAAACATATGGAATTTTGAGAGTACCTTGTGGGGTATTGCGGGTAAACTTGGAATTAATTTAGATATGAACAAAAAATCCGGGAATTGTCATAGAGTTAAATTAAAACTAAGACCAACTAAAAAATATCAGCGTTTAGGATTTTCAAAAAATAAAGATGGATCAAGAAAAAAAGTGAACGCTGTATGTTGGCATGGTTACAGGGATTTCTTAATTGAACTATACAACATATCTGGAAATAACTTTAGAGTTGTAACAGCTCAAGCAACATACAACAACAAAGAGGATTTTTATTCTAAATACCCATCAACAGGTAAAAACAATATTGGATCAATGGTTGATCCTTTAAATTATGAAGACGCCTGTAATTGTAAACCAAAAGCAGTTACTGTTTCAATTAAAGAAATAGCTGCAAATGATTATAATTTAAGTCCTTCATTTTGGATAAACAAAAAACAAAATGAGATAAATCATGATTAAATATTTAATACACTCTAAAAAATGGCGTGATCGTGTAAATGGTAATACATATCACGCAGTAAGAATATTAAATAATCAAAACAATTCAATGATTGCTGCGCCATTTCAATATGGATATGGTGAACAGTTTATACAATCAGCTAGTGAAGTTATGATTAAAAATGGTTGGATAAAAGAAAAATTGAAAGGATTAGATTTTCAAGAAATCCATATAATAGATCAAGATGATTGTAAGAAAAAAGAAGTTGAGGAGTGGGGTCAATCATGAAAAAATACAACATAAATATGTATCAAGTTCCTATTAAAAAAATATATAGGATCAAGCAATATTGGACCGATTGGTTAAAATATAGATTGCCAATACCTAAAAAAATAACGCCAAGAATATTAACAAATCTATTAGGGGGTTACAAATGAAGAAGTACAAAGTTAATATTGAAGAGTTAGGATATGAAAATATTATCGAGGCTGAGAACGAAGATGAGGCTGAGATTGAGGCTTTTGTTGATTGTAAAATGAATTTGCAGGAATATGTAACAGCAACAACAGAAGAAATAAAATAACAACAAAGAAAGGAAAAAAACAATGAAACTAAAAATAAACAACATACAATATCATAGAAATGGAGTATGCGGAGAGCCTTTTTATGTCATTAATTTTGATGATAAAGATATTGGCAATATGATTGGAGTTGTATTTCCAATATATGATGAGAAAAAAGATCAATATAAAAATGAATCTAATCCAAAGGTTGCAGTATTTAAAACCAAATTACTTGGACAAGGTAATATAAATTTTGGTGAAAATTCATTTAGAGGGGATCATTTTTCTGATGAATTAATACAAGCTATCAATAAAAATAATAAAAAAACTATGGAAAGTTATACAAAATCTGTAGTAAAAAATAGTAAGAAATTAATTAAGAAAATAAAAAAAGCTAGTTAATGAGTAAACTAGAAATTGAAACCCTTTGCCATTTAATTATGGCGAGGGGTTTGTTTTATCGTCAATTACTTCTGCGTCTGCCTCAATCAGATCAGGTGTATCTTGCCAACTTACAGAAATTTTCTGATCTATATTCTGCTTTATCGGTTTATTGTCAGAATAAAGATCGGTTAATTTGCCTGCTAAATAAGTAATAAACTTTGTTTTCTCCCGGATCCATAGTATTTGGTTTGGGTTTTCTACTTCTTGATACTGAAAGATTTGCAGCAACTTATCAATTAAAGTTTGGATACCAATTTTTCTAGCCTCAGTTATTTTGTGATTGAGTTCTTTGTCTTTCTTTAAGATTGCATAAAACTTTTGTAAGCTCATCTGTGAGACAGAGAGTTTCTTGTCCTCTAAAATTTCTGAAAGAGTTACGCCTCGCATGAGCATATTTTCGATAGTATCTACTTCTTTTTGTAGTTCCAATTCTAGGTTTAACTTCTTTGTAATAGTATTCTTCGACTTCTTCTCTTGATTTGTTTCTGAATTGATAGAGTGCTTGGAGTTGGTTGATTCTTGTGTCATCGGTATAGTTCTTTTGGTTAAATCCTTTTATATTATTACCACCATGAAACATACATAAATATTTACCATTGGCAGTTGGGTATCCTTTGGCTCGGCATGGTCTTTTACTTCTTCTTGTCAGACTTTGACAAAAAACTTTTCGTTGCTGAAATCCTGCCATATTTATCTTTGTTCTTTGCTACCTTATTCTTGTAAAAATAGTTTGTCTTTTTTCGGACATTATCTATTGCCTTTTTTATAACATCTTTTGGCACATAATTCACTTGTTCTTGGTCCTTTATTTCAAGTGCTTGTTTACACAAATAAGGGTTATCATTATCCTTGATAGCAGCATTGAGTTCTTGAACAGTAAACTTAGACGCTATCTTTTTTAAGATTGTTTCTTTATCGCTACCACTCTCTGCCAAACCTTTTATATAGTTATTAATGTTAGTTTCTTTAATGATAGTTCTACTAATATTAGTCCTGTAGACACTACCCATGTGTCCTGTAGACACATCATAGTCTCTTCTGGACACAACTAAATCTTTATTAATGATATATAATGTTGTAGACTTCTGGCGTTTTTTTGTAATAATTTGTGATCTCTGTAACAATTCAGTGGTTCTAAATATAGTGCTGCGACTTAAACCTGTCATCTTAGATAAGGTGGCTTGGCGTGGGTAACAAGTCAGCGTTTTAGAATTAGCGAACTTTAGTAAGCAAATAAATACCAAGTAGCAGTAAGCTCGGTGCTTGTTTGGAATGGTTCTAAACTGTGGACTATCAAATAGCGAGAACTTAACCCTTATGTGAGGCTCATACTTTTGTTGCATTTTTAATTTCTATAGTTGCAATAGTGTCATTATGAATACTACCATGTGCTATTAAAACTATTTTTGTTATTGAAAAACCATATTTTTTACCAATACCATTTGAATTCCAACCAAAAGATATAACTTTACCATTAGGTTTAATTATTCTACTAATTTCTTTCTTACAATTACTCCAATATGAAGCGTTGTATTTTTTATCTAATGATATTCCTGCATTTTCATACTTTGTTTTAAGTTGATATGATGAATAAGGTGGGTCAAAAACTAAATTAGATTCTGAATTTGCAGGAAAAGATTTTAAATATTCTATTGCATCTTTTTTAAATGGGTAAGGAAAAGGATCAACATAATTTAATCCTAATTCTTCATTTATTAAATCTTTTATTGGTTTAATTTTAAATGTTTCATGATTTGGCATTGACCAAAACCTTTGAAATTTTATATTATGTTGCATTTTTGCAACACCCCCTATGTTCCTTATGCAGCTCATATAAATAAGCTAACCATTGGTCAGATGTCATCTCATATATCTCACTCACAGGCTCTGTAATGCGCTTAATCCTAAATTTCATATCAACCCCCATAGGAGTATAGAAAACTAAAAATCCGGGTACTCTAAGAGCCTCTGCGACCCTCTTTGTAAGCGTTGTAGCCTTCCATTTCTGTCCCTTGTCATAGCAAGTCTCTTTAACAGCTAAAGGCTCGTAACAATGAGGACAAACCTCAATGAAATCTATATCAATGCCACCTAATCCCGGAAAATCCCTGTGCCAATCGTTATAGCTGCCATTGCTAAAAGCATAGGTCCATCTAGCCATTTTTCCTTATCGCATCTTGAAGTATCTTCTTTTGTTTTTTGAGCATATCAATCTTCTCCTTTAGTTGTGTTATTTCATAATCTTTTATACTGTTGTCAGTTGCAAGTACATCAATAGTTTTTTCTAAATCAGCATCACCTCTTCTCTTATCAGCTTTTAATTTTTTTAATTCTTTTTGTAACTCCTTAACCTTATCAGCAGCTTCTATCTCTTCAATCATTCCATCATAGGTCATTTCAATACCTCTATCTTTTTAACTACTGATCTTGGATAAACTGTGGTGTTGCCAACTGTAAGCGAACCATCATCATCGAAACTATGCGAAGCAAAGATGATAACTTTCTTAGGATCTTTATATAAAAGATACCCGGTATCTTCACACCAACTGTATGTTTGATCCTTTGCTTTCTCAAGCGTCATCCATTCTGAATTGCTGACAATATCTTGCCAATATATTTTTACTCGTTTATATTTAAACTTCTTCTCTTTGCCAGTATTCTTCATAGAAATCATTAGGTTGTACTTTTTTATTTGTTGCCTTAAATATTTTTAACATTACTTTTGGGTGTGGTATCCTTTCACCTTTAGCGTAGCGTTGAACATTGGTGGCAGGATTTATATTAATGATGCCAAACTTATTAGCTGCTTGAGAATAACTTAATTTATTCTCTTTTATCCAATCTGATAATTTCATAAACTCCTTTCGTGAAATCTGCTGATACCATAAAGGTTATATATTGCAAGAGAATTTTTCTTTTTTTTGAAAGAAAAAAGCAAGTAAAATATTTAGTAGACAATCTGGTATAAATGACTATATTATTTTGAAACAACTATGAAAGAATATTTTGAAACTTTTAATGGCGGTAAAGGATTAGACCATTGGTCGCCAACCTCTTCTCAAAACTTTACCAGGTTCTTAATTAACTATTCTTTACCGCAAGAAGTTAGAAGATCATTTAAGATAAGATACAAAGCACCTTTCGGTAATCTTACAAACAACACAGCTCAAAGATTAAAATGCGAGATACTTTATGAGGGTGATAAAAAAATAAAATTAGCAAACAAAGATTATGATGATGTGTTCAATCAAGAACTTGAAAGCATAAATAAAAATAGTGAACCAGTTGATGAGAAAGATAAGATAGCAAGAGAAGCTATGATTGAATCTGCACATCAAACTATACAGAATATATTTAAAGTGTTAAAAGAAATATTTGGTAACGAAAAGTTAGTAGCTGAAAGATATGTAGCATCAAAACTAAAAGATATGATCCACGATATTATAGGTCGTATAGATTATGAAAGTAACAACGCAATCGGTGAAGCTAAAACTAAACCACCAACTTTAAGAAAGAAGAAAAGTAAAGATGAATACTATCTTGCTACTACAAACTTACCAACCGAACCAGATGCTTTGCATGCAAGTCAAGTATCCTTTTACTATCATTGCACTAAAAGAAAACCATTTTTGTTTTATGTAAATGAAAAAGATTATGTCATCTTTGATGACAGCCATGAGAAATTATCAAAAGATTATTTAGAAGATCAATACAATCTTATGACCCAAAAGCTATTTTCATGGGAACAACTAATTATATTCTGTAAAGGGGATCTAAATAAACTAGCACATTTTGCAGAACCACCAGAATTAAATCATCCTTTTTATTATAGGGATTTAATACAACAACAAAAAGATAACATAAAAAAACTATGGAGATTAAACGCATGAAAAACATATATCAAAAATTACACCAAGCATGTTTAAATGCAGGTGGCGTAAAGAAAGGGGAGAAAGTAAAAGGTATGCACTTCAATCCTTTGCTGCACGATGCAGTACAAGAGGTTGCAACTCAAGCATTACTAGATCAAGGATTGTATCCAACATGCAGCTACAAAACAGATACGCATGAGACATTTGTTATGGTTACTTGTTATATGACCATACATGATGTTGATAATGTAGAAGATAAGATAGAAGTAAATGGTTGTAGCGCAATGGGTGGATTAGATAAGTTTGGTACTGGTCAAGCTATGTCATACTCAAGAAAGTATGCTTTCTTAAATCTATTAAATTTAAAAACAGGAATACAAGACGATGATGGTTACACAGCAAAGCCATTTGAAGAAGTAAAAAAAATTCCAGCAGGCAATGGAAAAAAGAATATTAAGCTAGATATGGAGCTTGATATGGGTCAAATACAACATGACATTGAAGAAATTAATGACATTGTTGCTCTGAGAAAATGGAAAAAAGATAACTCAGACTTATTTGACTCTAATAATAAGTCTTTACGAGAATACAGACATATTAATAATTTGTATGATAATCGTAAGACAAAACTAAACCAAGGAGCAATAACAAATGGCTGATGATATATATATTAAGCTAGTAAGAAACAATAAGAAGAACGCACCAGAGCAACCTGATTGGGTTGGTCCACCAAATCAAGACTCTCCACCTGACAAGGATTGGAGGATTGGTGTTAAAGTTGGTGATACTTGGTATAATCAAGCAGGATGGGATACAGAAGATGGTTTGATTAGCATTAGACTTAGAGCAAACGACAAGTCTAAGTCAGGATCTTCTGGTGGTGGCACACCAAGTTTTGCACCCAAAAAGGATTATGCAAAACAACCCGGTTATGGTAGAAGATATTAGGTATTAATTATTTATAGATACCTTTCGATGAGGTGGGGTTTTTATCAGGCATCCCTTTCTGCCTTCTTTAGTTGTTTTCCCTGCCTCATCATCTAACTATGGACACAATAGATTTATCAGATAAGATTTTAAAAAAGATCATGGAAGATCGGCAAGAGGATTATGGCGACTTTAAGGAAAACTTTAGGCTGATCTCTGTCATATTCAATGTTATACTGCACGACAAATTAAAGGATGATATAGAACCATACCAAGTGGGTCAGCTTATGATGGGTTTAAAATTATACAGAGCAACAAGAAAATACAAAGCAGATAACTATGATGACCTTGAGATATACTCAAAAATGGCTAAAGAACTACATAAATTAAGTATAGACAAAAAGGATTAAATGACTAAATATATACGAATTAAATCTGGCGAAGCAAGTTTTCAACTTGTTGAAAGATTTGATGATGTGAAGAAAGCTGCAGACCCCAACGCACAGGGTGAGTATGTAGAATGTAAAATCGAAAATTTAAAAGTAGATTTTACAAAAGTAAAAAAGGAGAAGGATGAAGAGCAACAGCAAAGTTCGTCAATACGACAAGCTGAAGAAGGAGTTTAAACTGATCCTAAAGCATGAAGAGAATGGTCAGTGTTTAGAAAGTTATTTGGCTTTCAAAAGAATTCCAAAACACTTTAGCAAGATTGTAAAGATAGAAAACGCAGAAGCTAAAAGAGCTAACTCTTAAAAGTTAGTTCAAATTAAAAAAAACAAAGAAAGGCTGTAGGGGATTAATGACTTCAAAGCAAAGACAAATCTTCAAAGAGATTAGATTAGCCATGAAAGCTAGTCAATATTCTAACTTATCTAAGAGAGAAAAAATAATTTATAAAAATGCTTTTAAGAATGGTTATAAATTAGCGCACAATCATATTAAAAAAAGAAAGGATTACAAGCCAAGAAAAATTATCAACTATCAGTTTGGCAAGGTAAGTCAGCAGATCGTAGACTCTGTAATTAATAGAGTGTGTATTAAATATGAAGTACATAAAAAAACTTTATTAGGTAAATGCAGAACTCAAGATGTAGTTCGTGCAAGGAATATCATACACAATATTTTAAATGATAAATATAATATGAACCTAACAAA